CGCAAAGAGAGGACTCCGCCTCGAGCCCTTTGAACAGGACTCATATCCGAACGACTAGTGTCGAACTATCGTTCGAAGAAAGGAGAAAAGAACTCCTTTGTTTCACTGACACTCGATGAGACCTTCTCACCAGTGTCGTAGCCACTATGGGAAGTCCCTGTAGTGACCCCTGGGCAGTGTTTGAGATCAATAGTGTCCTTGTCGAACACTTTTTGATTTCGGATATGGTTGAGAATCTTGACGAATTCAGGATTCTCAGCTATGATCTTCCATTGGTAGCGAAGATCATCGATGGGATTAGTAACGTACAACTGTTTCTCATCGAGCATGAGACCTTGGTTGGTTAGCTTCCCATCATTGTCTCGTGTGCGCGCCTCTTTCAGAGTACGGAGATCGTTACCCTGAAGTAGAGCATTGGCCACCTTAATAAGAGGTGCCAGTAGAGGGGCTAGGTGTTTCACCACTTCGCCCTTCACAAGCGGTTGTACGGCAGTATACCGCTGCTTGTCAATCGTGACGGAGTATTCGAGGTACAACTCGTCGTTGTTACCTCTAATCACAGGTTGATTGGCTTGCCTTTTTCTCAAGAGCTCAGCCAATGATTCGTTGGAGCTTCGGGCTTTCGCCAGTTGCTCTTTCAAATCTCTAATGCCATCAGAAGGTTTTCTTTCCTTCATATGAGGCTTAGACCCCTGCGTCGTCTTCACAGATGAAGTCTTTTGCATCGACCTCATCTCATGCTCTCCTTGTACTTGTCGTACTTCGGAGGGTTGCTCATTGACGGATTCTGCCGTCCCAGTGTTCGTCATGGTATCCATTATAAGGTACCTCCTTTGCGCCCTTGTTGTGACAGATTCTTATCGATTTCTGTCAACAGTGAAATTAGTTCGGCTTGAACCTCTCTTGAACGAGAAGGGTTCGATGATTTGGCTTTGAATTGCCAACCATCTGCCGCCAAAGCCATTAGCCTGACGATAAAGGCTAAGACTCCAGGATGCCCAAACTCCAGCTCAATTAAAACGGCTATCAGAGCCGCCTGTGAGAACTGGAACTGATCGGCACTATATATGTCCGATTCAGTTACATGAAACTGCGATTGAACGTTATCGTTCAACTCCACCACCTCCCAAGTCTTGAACTTCATTTTTCGAAGATTGGGAACGCCTCAGAAGAGTAACTAATCGTTGCAATTCTGAGGTTTGAGGTTTCTCTCCCTTGTCAGGAGCTATCCTCAGGACTCTAGCCTGTCGTCCAGGTCTTTCTAACGACCGACAACGCAGGTCATTAGGGTACTCTGAGAGGAAGTATCGATACATCTGATCGATACGTTCACATGCCTTTTGAGCAATCTCAGAATGCATAGGGGCGGACTGGATGCTTTTTATCAAGCCATCCAAGTCTTTCAACAGACTTAACTGAAAAGCGGTTAAGTAAGGCTCCGTGCTAGGCTCATAAGCCCGTTCCAGGAACTGTCGTTCGTGGAAGGGTATTGGACGTAATGAAGCGTCCATCTCCGGTGTTAGTATTCCGGATCGGCCAAACCCGTGGATGATATCACGAGCCACGGAGACATCGTCACGTAAGTCCTTCATTGCTCCTACTTGGAGCTTTGCTCGGACTATTGACGATATGTGCCCAAGCGGAGTCGGTTCGAGTTCACCTACCGACTTTCCACAACCGAAGGGTTCTGGGATTTCCGCTATGTCTTTAGACAAATCCCTAAATTCAGGGAAATGTTGGATAAAACTATCGAGTCCATAATATCGAATGGATTCGGCTAGTGAACCGAGCTCCACCTGATCTGGAAGCTTCTTCTTCTTGAAGACACCTTCCGGTGTGATGAATGTAGAGCAGAACTCTACACATCGTGGTGAAGAAAGACTTTTGGTTTTGTTTATCTCCAAACCAATGTCTTTGCAGAATTGTTCGTAGATCTCCGCAACGGGTGATCCTACGATCACGGCATCGTCCCCTACAATCCAAGCGAATCTCTTGGAATTAGGAGGAAAGCGGCCATAAGCTTTAGAATAGCAATATGCCGCTATTATCCCATGAGTCATTGATGCAAGTGGGAAAGAAGGATAGGAACCCATCGGGGTCCCAGTGCCGTAAGAAGACACGTATCCTTTGCGCAATATGGAGAGATCGTACTCTCCAAAAGAGACTACGTCCATGACTTGGATATCGTAGTCCGAGACGAACCCCAGATCCTTTAGTTTTTGTAGGACTGGTCGCTGAATTTCCCTATACGAGAAATTATCAGTGAAAGAAGACTGATCATACGAGAAGATCATGTCCGGGTTTAAACTCCGAACGTTCTGAGAGACGAATTTTTGCAAATTGTCTCTCGCTCCGTCATGGGATTTAACCCATTGGATCGCAGTTTCATCGTTGATTTTCTTCAACGTAACCATTAACGGGTACGATAACGACCCTAAAATGGGTAACTGCAGTGGCACAATTCGTGGCTTCGATCCATTTTTCGGTGAAATTCCTATTTTCCCTATAGGAACCACCTTCTCGAATGCTGAAGGGAACTTGTCAAGAGTCCACTCAGCTTTTACGGGAACACCGTATAATGCGCGCGTCAAGAACTCGCTCGAGTTCTCGAGAGCCAACCTCCTAATAGCGGGAACGCGTAAGGAGTTGGTAATGTTGTATAGCTCGCTATCTGTTCGAGGCAAGCTTATACATTTCCCCTCTGGAGTTATGTAAGCTAGTCGCTTACTACTCGCAGATATTGCCCATACAGGAAAATAATCTTTTTCAGGTATTTCCCTGTCTTTCAGCAAGAATGGAACATATTCGTCTAAGAATTGTTTCCATTCAGTAACTCTCGCCTCTGGAATAGAGGTCTTATGGGTTATCGATGCATAACCCTTTCGACGATCTTGGATAGAAATATCCGTATCGTACCTGAAGAGGCACGATTTAAGATTCGTCATGCCCGACCAGATTTGCTGTGTCGTGGCGAGGCTCGGATTGAGATTCAAGATTTCGTTCAAAATCTTGACGTCTCCGCCATATTCGTTTCTCAACGAATTAACATCTGATTCAACTTTTCGGTGTTTCAGATGTTGGCATTTGGACGAATCCACGTCGAATTGTCCAATCATTGCTGCACTGAAGACAGTGGCGATTTCACTTGCCATATCTTCAAAGGTTGGGTCCTCAAGACTTTTGAGAAAACCCACGAAGGCCTGAATATCGCTGTCAGAAACAAAACCTGACAAGATGGCCTTCAAATGGCCGCATAGCGCTTCCGAAGACGATTTGTTCTTCATATGACCACCTCCTATACTGTCCGTATAGGCGGGTCAAGCACTACACGC